TGGACGCAAGGTTCGCCAGCGAAAGAGACACACTATTAGTAAGAAGCCAAAGCCAGTCTTTCGGCAGGAAGTTCGGTCGCAATCAGTTCCCTTACACGCCTCTCGTAACTTATGAAGGGTAGAAAATGAAGTCAGGCATCTACAAAATAACTTGTGGTAAGAGGTTCTACATAGGATCCTCCAAGGACACAGCGGTCAGGTGGCAGAACCACCAGTCGGCTTTGCGTCGTGGGAAACACGACAATAACTTTATGCAAAACCTTTGGAACAAGACGAGAGGACACGGCTTCAAGTTTGAGGTTCTTATGGCTTGCGCACCAGAGATGTTGCTTGACCGAGAGCAGGAACTTATTGACCACTACTGGGGGGACAAGAACTTTATGAACCTCAACCCAAAGGCAGACAGACCGCGTGGGTGGAAGGGTCGCAAGCGTGGTGCTTGGATGCAGAGCGAGGCTTACCGCAACAAGATGAGCGAGGCTACAAAAGGCAAGAAGAAAACCGAGGCAACGAAGACAAAGATCTCCCAGACAAGAAAGGAAAAAGGTTTAGTCCCCACCCCAGAGGCACTCGCCAAGGCACACGAGAAAAGTAGAAAGGCGGTCTATGTTGTTATGAATAATAATGAGAGGCTCGCATTTGCCTCTGTGAGCGAGGCAAGAAAAACAATAGGGGTAGGAGCCACAACAATAAACGAGTGGCTCAAAGGACGCTCTATGGGCTTCACACGAAAAGGAATAAAGGAGATCGGTTATGCCTAATCAGCAAAAGACAAAACAGTTTTTATTTGTCCCCGGAGTTTTGGAGAAGCCATTTGCCGAAGGGGCTTCCAACATTAGCAACCTACGCTATGACGGCTCCCGCTATTGCTGGGTAAATGACCGAGGTTTCGTAGATTATTTTTACCCAGACGATCCGGGGACAGCCTCACCAGTAACCCGAGATGTCTATTCTATTTATTCTTGGAAGGCACCCGACGGCATTTCCTACATTTTGTTTGAGGAAGATGACGGAGCAGGCTTTCTAACACTCAAAGTTATTGCAGGTCAAAAGGTTATTACTCTACAAACCAAGAGAAGCAAGCCGTCAGCAGGAGACCCCGGCAGTCAGTTCGCTCCTATTGGACGCTACTGTTTTATTTTCAACGGTGTTGATGAGCCACTACTTTACCGAGGTGGGAACTCAATAAGAACTGCTTTCTTCCACAACAGACCAAAGCCACCCACACCTGTTTCAGTTCCCGGTTCTATTCACCCCCAACTTGGGGACGCAGCCAGCGGTGAAATGGTTTTCAACATTGCACAAAAGGACGCAGCCATTTCCGCTCTACCAAAGACACAGGGCTACGGTGTTGCGGCTACTCCTTTCAGGGCTGACCCAGCGTCAGTCGCTTACTTCACAGATGACCAAGAGAACCTATTTGAGTATGCTGTTTCTTTTGTAAGCGACACAGGAGCAGAGAGCCCCTTGTCTCCTTATTCACCACAGGCTACATTCTCTATGATAGGTGGCGTCCAAAGAACAGCAGCCACCGACGGTGCTCGCTACTTTATGGCTCTCACAGACATTCCCGTAGGAGCCGAGGGCACAGCCAAGCGAAGGCTCTACCGCACAGGCAACCAGCAGGACGGCTTAATAGGAGCAGGCAGAACGCTTCGCTTCTTGGCTGACATTGAGGACAACATAACAACAACTTATTTAGATTGCCTACCCTCCTCTGCTTTGGGATCACAAGCACCAAGTCTAAACGACAGCGATGTCTTTCCCACTGGCATTCGTTTAGCCGAGGCATTCAAAAACTATTTAGTCTTTGCTGGTAGTAGAGAGAATGGAAGCACCCTTTATTTCAGTGAGGCAGGAAAACCTGAACAAGTCCCAGCCCTCAACAGAATAGACCTTGGAGGTAGAAAGGGTGGAGACATTACAGCACTACACGCAAGCAATAATGTTCTTTATGTTTTTAGAGAGTCAGCAATAGACCTTCTTATTACAACCAACAACAGCGCTCTACCTTTCAAGGTTGAGGCTTACATAACCACAGTAGGAACTCTTTCACCAAACACAATAGAAGATGTCCCCGGTTTAGGAACGGTCTTCCTTGGAAGCGACAGACAGTTCTACGCAGTAACAACAACAGGAACCTACCAAGGAACACAAGCACTAACAAGACTTTCCGCAGCAAGGGACAGCGACATTTCGCAGACGGTAAAGAGAATAAGTAAGTTCTCCCTACCCAGAGCAACAGCAACCTACAACCAGAAAGACCAAGAGTATTGGTGCCACGCTCCACTTGACGGAGACGCAGAAACAACAAAAGGTTTTGTCTTCCACCAGAAGAACGGTGCTTGGTCATTCAGGGACAACATTCCAGCAGGTTGCTTTACACAAATAGAAGAAGGCTGGACTGCTTTTGGATCAAACGGAAACAGGTCAGGTCTTCCTATTATTAGCGGAACTTCGTCCGGTTCAGCCAACTCTGGCATTATGGTTTGGTGTGGAGCAAAGGGCGACGGCTACATAGATAATGGACAAGACCCAAGGACAAGAGACACCGGCTTACCCAGTTGGGAATACGAGACAACATGGCTTTCCTTGGGCGATCCCAACACAACAAAACAAATAGATTCGGTCTTTCTTTACATCTACCGAGACACAGGGGGCGGTGGGAAGATGACCTTCGCCGCCGACTGGAAGGCGTTAGTTGCCCAAACTGACGCGTCGGTCAGTTTAGAAACTACTTTCACAACCGCAAATGTAGAAAACTCTAATGCCGGTGTTTATGGAACTGCGGTCTATGACGACCCGTTCTCTCTTGCCAACATTAGCGATGCAGACAAAAATAGATTTGCTTCCCAAGAGATCGCCGTGGTAAGAATAGACAACCCTTATGGTGGCAACCTCCTACCGCAATACCAAGCGACCGAAGCCTCTGCTGGGGAACCACTACCCCCACCCTTTACCGACCGCACCTCTCCCCTTGACGGGCAGCCACGCTGGGTGAAGTTTAGAATAAAGGGAACTGGGGAAGCAATCCAGTTAGTTGGCTTCTCTATTGACTACACTATTGACGGAGAGAAGAAACAACTGTCCGCCATTTCAGGCACACCTGACTCACCGTCGGGCACAGCAATAAGGATTATGGGACTCTAATGAAACTCTACCCAAACACCAACCGAATAGAAGACGGACACAGCGTAGAAAGTCCTACGCTCAATAGCGAACTGCGAGAGATCTTTCAGTTAGGCAACGGTGGTTTAGATGAAAAAAACATCAAACCCGGTGATGCTACTTTTGATTCGGGCAACGGTCTAACAAGCAGGAACTTTGCCGCAAATGCTTGGAACGAATACTTTACATTTGGAGGGGCAGTTTCTCCTACTCCTTACGACATTGACCCAGACAACACAACAAGGGGGGACATTGCTTTTCAGTTCTACGACAGTGGCACTACTCGTTATGGTGCTGGTTTTGTTATGGGACAAACCCAAATAAAATACAGGATTGCTATGAACAAAGCAGCAAGCACAAGTGATCTTGGAATGCGTAATGGCTGGACAGAACTGGCAACCTCCCACAGGTTTGCCGTAGAAATAAATGGACAAAGGGTAGGGGAAAGTGAAATGGTTGGCGAGGCTCCTGCTGGCTACTGCAACATTCCTTTTTATTTCTACCACACAGGAGGCGCAATCCAAATGCGTTTGTTAGTTGAGGTTCCCGGTTACAGCGAGAACCAAGCAGAGCGAGGAGAGGCTTACAGGTTTCGCATTGTGCGAGACTACACATTTGGCATCATAAGGAAGCGTTAGAAAATGGCAAGACAAACATTAGATCCTTTGGAGGAAGGCGGACACATAACCGCTGCTAAAATAAATGATGCCTTTGGTGCGTCAGGCGCAACAGGCTTGGTGTCAAATGTTACAGGCGACCAAGTAGCACAGGGAGGCATTACAGGTAGAGCGTGCAACACTGGTGTAAGAATAAGTTCTTCTTCTGCGAGTAGAGGAAACGGAAACCCTTGGTTTGGTGGTGAGGCTCTTGCTGGTTCAGGTGTAAATAACTTGACCCTTGTTGCCCCCGGAGACATCATAACAGGAACTTCTTACACATTCATTCAGTCAGGCGGCAACGACATGCAGGTTGATCTATCTGACGAAATAGCCGACAGTGAGAACGGAGACTTTGTTCTTATTGAGTTTAGTGGTCAAGCACATTTCTTTCATTTATTAGCAGGCTCTACTATCACCGACACCGCTGGCGTAGTCCCCGGCACAGCGCCTTCTTACACAAGCGCAGAGGCAGACATGAAGTTGGTAGTTACTTTGGGTGCTTCTACGGTTGATGTTCCTCACGCAACTATCCCCGGCAACGACGCTTCCTTTGGCACAATGTTAATCAACGGTGCCTACACGACAACTTACGGTAGTGGAAACCTTTGCCCAACATTACCAAATGTTATTCCTTATGCGAATGAAGATGATGTCAATAACACAGGTTCAGGGACTTTTAGATCTTTTCACCTTTCCTGCATCGTGCCCTTGGACGGCACACAGAGCGTCCTAACAGCCAAGGCGGCAGTTAGACCGGGGCAGTCTATTGGTGGCTCCCCAGCGCCATTCAGCGACCCCATAGCCCACATTCTACAAGCAACCTTTACTGCTCGCGTTATTCGCAAAGGAAATAAATAATGGCTTACACACCTACCACAGTTGTCGCAGGCAACACCGTTGATGCTTCTGTTATTGAAGGAAACATTGCTGACTTTCGTAGAGAAATAAACAGCGCTGCCAATCTTTTAACGGACACGGACTTCAACGCGGCTACATTGGAAACGAGGCACATTGCCCCACCAGAGTTTATGGCACCCAGCCTTCGTCAGTTGGAGTGGCGTGGTGAGAGTGGAGGAATAAAAGTTATTACAAAACCAAGTGCGACATTTGACGCTATGCTTGATCAAGCCGTTGTGAATCCCGGTGGCACCTACCCAGACCTACCTTCAACAACACCAGCACAAGCACCAGAGAACTCTGGCATTAGCCGAATGCTTCACCAAGACAATGCTAATGCTTCTACTTACAACACAACAGGCAAGCCCTACCTACCCGGTCTTGCTCTTTCAGTTAGAATAGATAAGGCTTGTGAAGTTATGGTTAGAGTAAAGTTTTGCCAAAACAATCTACCCGGTCAAGCAACTGGAACTTCACCACAGCAACATAAAGAAAGAGCAAACGCACAGCCCTACACACTTGTTATTACTGAACCAGACGGAACAGAGGTAGAACCAAATGTTACGCTGCGTAGAAACATAAGGGTAGGACACACATCAAACCTACGAGAACTTTACATAACTTATCAGTTCGCAGTCTCTTCCGCCAACACAGGCACCTACCACTTTGGCATTAGAGGATCACTACGACCAACACCCAACACGAGTGATTACCCACAGGCTTCTCGTGGAAAGTTTGAAACACCTATTTCACTTTCCGGTAAGAGCGAGTTCGCTGTTGAGTGGTGGAATAAAGAATAGACAAAACATTTATTTTATGGAGACCCACTTATGATCGCAACCATCAATCCAGCATTGGAGTTATTCTTCTTCCTTTGCTTTCACAGCCTTCCTCACCTTGGTCTTGCTCCCCTTGTGGTGGGGGCTATTATTATGGCAGGCACCGCCATCGCAACGGCAGGAACATCTGCCGCTATTGGCGCTCTTCCCACCAAGACGGAAAAAGAAATCAAAGCACAGAAGGAAGCGCTTGGAAAAGAAATAGCAAGAACACCCGGACTTACAGAAGCCGAGCGTGAAGAGTTTTCTGCTATGGGAACCGCTGCCGTAGCAGGTGCGGAAAGAGAACTTTATTCCCGCGCAACAGAGTTGGCTGCCCTTGAAGGTCTTACGGGTGCTGACCTCGTTGCTCTACAAAGAGACATTGCCGAACAGCAGACGGCTCGTAGGGCAGATGTCGCAGCACAGGTTCGCCAGTTAGAGTTGGCTGCTCGCCAGCAAAAAGAAGAAGAATACAGAAGGCTCCAACAGGCAGCACTACAAAGCGAGTTGGCGAGAAAGGGTGCGGTCATGCAGGGTGTCCAGCAAACCGGTGCAGCAGCACAGGACTTCGCTACTATGGTTACGCTTTATGAAAGCAAATACGGTAGTGGTGGTGGTGCCGTGCCCGAATCAGTTATGATCGGGGAGGAAGCATAATGCCTACTGGAAAAGAAATAAGTTACAATAACTTCATGCTTCTTATGAACTTTGCTGACACAGAGTTCAATAGAATCTACAAGACGCTCCTTGAAGCAGAGATGCTAAACCCCGGTGCTGCTACTGCACTACTACAAGACATTCGTGCGCAAGAGATCTCCATTAGAGAAGAAAGAAAAGATCTTTCTCGCATCTTTGCCGAGGGAATGAAAATAGATGCTGAAACCTTACAACAGATCCAAAAGGCACAGTTGGACTTGGAGTCAGCAAGAGCAAGAACAGAAGCAGACATAAAGATCCAAAGTTCAAAGGCGGCTATGCAAAAGGAAGAGATCCTTGCCGACCTACGCACCTCGTTTGAAGAAGAGCGACAGACAGCACAGGGTAGGGGAAGCAAGGCTGCTTTCACAAGAGGCGAGCGAGAGCAGGATGTCCTAAACTCTACACCCAGAGACGCGCGAGCCCTACAACCAGCAACAAAGGAAGCAGCAAAGGCACAGTTAGAGCGTAGAGCAAACGACCTACTCAACGAAGTCTTTGCCCCTGAACTTGCTAAAACAACAGACGCCTATGAAAAGACTGCTATGCTTGACGCGGCAAAGGCACAGGTGAAGTCAGGTCTTACAAACTTTTCTCGTGTTGGAACCTACCAGACGCAACTTGGGGACGAACTTTCCAAGGCTATTGACGAGGCTGCGGACAACGCATTCAAAGCCCGTGAGACAGACGCCGCCAAGCAGGTCAAGGAACAGGAAAAGAAACAAGAAGAACTTCTAAACGAAGTTGATGCTGTTGGTGCTGGCACGGTTGATTTCGGCACAGACCTTTACCCAGCACTAAAAGTAAAGGCTATGCAGTTGGGCATCCCAGAAGCCCAAGCAGAAACCGTCCTTGCTCGTGTTGGAACAGAAGCCCCTACCTACAACGACATAGTTGTTGAGGCTGCTGTGAATGCTCGTCAGTTGCCTTCTATGATGAACAGCATTATTGAGCAAAACACAATCAACGGCGAGACTTATTCTTATGTTTCAGGTTTAGAAATAGATCCTGCCTTGGCTGGCTTTGACACACCAGAGAAACTACGCGAGGGTTTGAAGAACAACGACCCAGCAGCACAGGAACTTTACAACAAAGTTCTTGCCATGCAGCCTTCACAGATCAGGCTACTACAAGAGGGCGACTACCCACGCCGCCTCTACGAAAACGAACTTGACGCAATCAAGTTAGACCAACAGCGCAGACAGACAAAACAAAAACTAATGGAAGGACAGGACATAAATGTCCTTGACATTCACAATAAGGCTATGAGGATCTGGCAAGACCTTTATGGCGCAAAGACACCAAAGATGGATGTCCGTAGAACTGCGCAAAGAATCCGTGAAACTTATGAAGACGATGAAGTAGCAGATGTGCTACGCACGATCGCAAAGGAAGACGGTTTCTCCGCAAGACAAATAAATAAACTTGATAAGACTATTCGTAAAATGGAGCGTGCTGAAACAACTGCGGAGTTGGCTGCACTACGACGCGAAGCAAATAAGGTTCGTGTTGGTGGTCTATCAGAAATAAAGTTTAGAGTTCAGGGTGAAGACTACACACTACCCGAACTAAAAAGAGAAGTTGATCGTCAGTTTGAGGCTGGGGAATACACAGACGAAAGGCAGAAGGCTGCCTTTGATCAGTCAATAAACATTTTAGAAAGGGCTGTTGAAGAAGGAACTCTTTCCCGTCGTGCTATTCGCCAGACACAAAGAGCATTTGACTTTATGGCGGAAGATGTTTTGAAGAAGGAGGAGGAGCCAAAGGAGGAGCCACCGGCACGCCCCGGTCGTGGTCTTCCTATTGACATGCCAGAAGAGGTTCCGGGTGTAGGTCAGGTTGAGGAGCCAAGCGACGAAGAGAAAGTTCTTGTTGCTGCTTTCCAAGGCGGAATGACTTCACCAACAAATAACCCTAATGGCGTTGGCGATCAGGCTCGCCCTGCTGCTATGAACAAGGTTGGCAAGGGTGTTCTTTCTATGGCGAATGTTGCCATGGCTGGTCAGGGCGGGGGGCTTGACGACCGCAGAGAAGTCGCAAGAGAAATAGCAAAGAAAACTTTGGAGGAGCAGGGTGTTTCACCCGAGACAATCCAGCGAGCAGAGAAATACAAAAACCAATACGCAACTCTTTACCGTTTGACGGAAGACCAAAGCAGGATCACTATGGACGACCTGTCCAAAATAGACCCACTCGTAAATAAAGATGTGGAACTTGCTACGGCAGCGTCCCTCTTTGGAACGGTTGATGCTGCTTTCCCAGACGAACAAGCATAAGGAAATAATAAATGGCTGAACCCAGAGACATAACCACTCCGGTTCGTGTCGCCGAACCACGGCAGACAAGACCGGGGTTGCCCTTTGAGCAAGCAAAAGAAGAGTTAGTCCAAGAGTCGCTGCTTCGCAAAGAAGAAGTAGAAGGGCTTGACCCACGCAGAGCAGAGGACATTCCTCGCATAGAAGAACTAACCGAAGAAGCCATAGCCATAGCAGATGCGCCAAGAGAGATCACAGGCGAAGCGAAGGTTGCTCCGGGTGCTTTTGAGCCTGCCGCTGACTTTATTGGTGGTGCTCTTGGTGCTATTGATGTCTTCAACCTTGGACTTTCCAAGGTGGGTGATGCGCTAAAAACAAAAGAACTTATTTCCAAAGAAGAAAAAGCAAAGTTAGAAAACAAGTTCCAAAACGAGTTTATTCCAAAAGCCTATGACGACTTTATGCAGAACCACCCAAACTCTAATGTAGGGTTTGAAGACTTCAAAGCCCAAATGATTGAAGCAGGTGGCACAACAGGTCGCGCTCTTTATGATGTCAATGAAGGCTACTTCCAGTCCTTTGCCCCGATCCTTGAAGAATACATTTTAGGTTTTTCACCAGAGGAAGACAGCCCCTTTGCTGGCACAGTAAGGGAACGCACTTATGCGAATGTCCTACGCGACCTGCTTCTTATTGAGGCTGGTGTTACAGCAGCAGGCGAAGAGATCCTTGCTGACGGTCTTATCCAAAACTTTTACAAGCCTGTCTTCGGTGCTTTCGGTGCGGAGTTCAGCGATGTTGAAGGACTAAAATACAACCAAACCTTTGGCGAGCGTTGGGCTGAAAACTTAAAAGAAGCAAGAGGCATTGAAGAACTCGCAGAGGAATACACAGAAACAGTTGCCAAAGCCAGCATTCCAGCCATCGCTGCTGCGCAGTTTGCGGACAAAGAAGATGTTGATGCTGTTGCCGAAGGTCTTGGTGATGTCGCTTGGTTCGTTGGGCTTGGTGCGTCCTTTGTTCTACCACTTGACCTTTACCTCGGCGCCGCTGCCAAGGCTGCCTACAAGGGCGCAGGCAAAGCCGCAAAGGGTTTCGCAAAGGCAGGAACAGAAGCAGCCTCACAGGCAGGCAAGACAAACCTCCGTGTAACACTCGCCGAAGAACTAAACCTAAACCCAGCCGACGCAAGAATCCAACTTGTAGAATCTGTTGCTACTGACCCACAGGCAGCCGACCTTGGTCTTCGTGTTGTCGTTGGCGACATAGAAAACATAACAGAAGCACAGTTGGCAAAGGCAACCGAGGCTGGTGTTGATCTAACAAACGCTTCACAGAGGCAAGAGGTTTTAGCAGAAGCAGGAGAAAAACTACAAGCCTTATTCCCAGTCAAGTCAAAAGACCAGTTGGTAAAAGAAGCCAAGGCTGCCGGGCTGGAAGGCGACCTTGCGCTGACAAAGGCAGACGAACTCTTTGATCTACAAAGAGAAATAAATGAAGTTGCAAAGGCTTTCAAAAATAGTGCTATTGACGGCGACAGGGTTGTTGCTATTGACAGGGTAGGCGACGATCTCGCTTTGCCCACAGAAAGACTGAACACAGCAAAGACCCTTCTTGGTGAGGTTGTTGCTATTGAGTTGGCTGGTCGTGCAACAGCAAAGGCAATCGCAGAAGGAAAGAAAACTTTTAGTGGCAAAAACCTATTCGGCATTCCCGGCAATCTAACCATGCTTACACCAAGGGTTATTGTCCCAGAGATCATAGCAACTAAAACACTAAACACTTTCCGCAACTCTGCCCTTGGCGAACTATTAGTAAAGGTTTCCCAAGACATTAGGAACACAGGCACGGCAAACCCCGGAGACCTTACCGAGGTTCTACAAGAACTAAACACTCGCCTTTCTATGTCAGGCTACAAAGCAGTTGAGGATCTACCACTCGGGCAACTCGCAGAGGCAGATGTCTCTCTTGTTGAAAAAGCAAAGATCCTAAATGAAATAAAAGCATTTGGCATAGAAGCCACAGCACGCGAGGTGAGCCCGTTTAGGCTTCTTTCCATGGACGACATAGAAAGACTTTATGCGGGAGCCAAGAAGACCATTAGAGAGCCTGTCAGGGGCACTCCTATTATTGAGGTGCCCTCCCGCATAGCGGACAAGGTAAGAGCAGCGGCAACCGTAGAGGAACTAAAAGAACTTACAAAGCCAGCACAACTACGACGCTCTGGTTTTGCCAAGGGTCTTTCAGCCACAACAAACGCTTTATTCCCAGACCCAATCAAAGCAAACAAATACTTTTCTTGGAAAGGTTTGTCTGGTGGTGTTGTTTATGACGACGCACTCAACACGCTACGCAACTCTCTTGGAAACATAGGCGATCAACTTGACTTTCAGTTGCGCCAACTTAACAAGGGTCGCAGCAAGTTGGGTGCTTATGCCGAACTACACAAGCGCGTCTTTATGGATCGTGCTACGCGACTGGAAGGAGACCCAAGCGATCACTTTGCAAAGTTTATTTATTCCGGTTTTGGTGTTGTGGATAATGACGCTGAACTTCTTGTAGCAGCAGGAAAGAAAACCTCTGCCGGCGCAGATCAGGTAAGACAACGCAAAGCAGTTGCCAAGGCATTAGCCAACCCCGAGACACCAGCCGAGAAAGCCATTGCTGCTTTCGCAAAGATCGTTGATGAAACTTTCCCCGAGTTTGACGAAGGCTACTTTGAGTTCCTTGTTGGAATAAATAAAGTTTTGAGAGGACTTGACCTGCCAGACGCAAGGTGGGTTGTTGGGGATGATGTTGCCTCGCACCTTTCTAACTTGCTTGTTTCACAAAAGCGCGTCCAAATAGTAGAAGACTTTACCGACAGTGTTACACGCAACGCCCCAGCCTCTTGGGCGCTACGAGGAAAAGACATAGTTGGCAAGTCGCAGGCACAGGAAATAGACGAAGTGCTTGAAGGAATCCCAGAGGTAGAAATCTTTTTTCCCAAGGGCTTCTATGGTGCTGGCTCTCCTGTTGATCGCCAAACCATTATTGACACCGTTATTAGAACAAAGAACATTATTGAAGACGAGAACACAGCCTACAACATAGATCAGGCAGTTGTCATCATAGTCAATGCGCTTTCCCAAGACAACGCAAAGTTAGTCAGGGCAGCAGTAGAAGACCTTATTGCTTACAGCCAAGGTTCTATTCCTCAAAAGTTAGAAACACTTATCCAAGACTTTCTACAAAACACACGAACAGATGCCGGTGAAACCTTTGAGGACTTTATTAGGACTATGGTTGCACCCGGAATGGAAGACCCACGCCTACTAATGGAAGCAACCGTAGAGGCAGCAAAGCGTTATTTGCAGAACACCCCCGGTGCTGGCAGGATCTTTGAACAAAGTTATTTGACTGACATAGGCAAACACTATGTAAGCAAAGAAGATCTTATTCGTTCTTTGGAGATCATAAAGCGCGACCTTGACGACGCAATCAACAAAGGGGCACCAACGCCAAGAGAGAGCGAGCCTGTTTCTTTCTACCAAGCGTTAGAAGATCTGCCGCTCTATGTCTTTGATTCAAAGGCTTCCATAAGGCAGGATGTTGCTGGGCTACTCAACGACAAGTCCTTAAATGTAAAGTTTGACTTTATCAATAAGGCTTGGCTAAACAGCAGCGACAACGAAAGGTTTGCCAACGAGATCATTGACGGCTTGGAAAATGTTGAGGACGGTGTTGAAGGTTTGATGAAACTTATTGACGAACTGGAAAAGGTTGTCCCCAAACTCCCAGACACACCAGCAGTCCAGCGCGTTGTGAATAGGCTTGCTGGCTTGGTAGGTCAGGGACGCCATGTTATTTCAAACATTCCCAGACACGCAAAGCAGGGTCTTCTCGGTGGCTTTATTGTCCCCAACCCCATCTACCACACAGTCAATAACCTTTCCGCACCAGCACTAATGCACGACACCATTGGTGTTGTAGAAGCAATAAACGGCGTTGCTGATGTCGCGCTTGCTTTGCCCCGTGTGCTTGCTTCTTCGGTTGGCATAAGGACAGATGCGGTTGATGTCGTCAAAGCCCTCTACGGCTACAACAGGCGCGGCAACGAGGTCATTGTTGGAGGCAGACCAGACGGCGTGTCCTACACCATTGACGATGTGGTAGAACTTATTACTAAAAACGGAATCAACCAAACGCAGGTGTCTATTGAGGTTCAGCGACAGGCAGTAGAAACTCTTGTTAGTTGGACTGGAAAGAACTTCCAAAACACAACCCCCAGTTTTAGAAACAAGGTTAGAGAGTTTATTAGCAACTTTGTGAGTTCTGACAAGCCAAACATCTACAATGAGTTTTCCAGCGCCAACGATCTTTATTACAGAACCGGTGTGCTGCTTCGTGCTCTACGCAGAGGGCAAACAGAAGCAGAGGCAGTTGATCTCGCACGCACCTCGCTCTATGACTACGGCAAACTTACACAGTTAGAGAAGGACTTTGTTACAAAGGGTTTTTGGATTTATTCTTTCTGGCGTCAGTCTATTCGCCAAACAGTTGTTTCTGCCATCAACAACCCACGACGCCTTGCCAACAACTACAAGTTAGGCAAGGGTGGCTATGACCCAGACGCACAAGACAACGAACTACAAGAACCGTTTATGTCGCAATACCAAGACAAAAGAATCTTTGTTGGAACCCTGACTGACCCAGAGAGCCAACAGAAGTGGAACTATTATTTTGGTGATCTACCTATGTTGGGTGGAATAGACACGGTTGTCAATAGCGTTGCCAACTTTGGTGCTCTTGCGAAGGTGGTTCGCTCTATGGATCTAACAAACATGAGATCTCTTCTAACCAGCGTAAGCGAAGGTGGCGAAGTTGCGGGTCAAATGTTTAGAGACTTTATTCAAAAGGCACCTCCTTATTGGCGCATCGCTGCTGAACTTGCGACAGAAAAAGAACTTACTTTTGGCGAGTTCAGCAAAGAAGGCACCTATGTCAATCCAGCCTATTTGATGTTTGCCGAGGCAACTGGCACTTGGGACAAGGCGGTTTGGATGTTTGACCTACAACCTGTTTTCCCACCACGAGAGGGCAAGCCTACTTTCCACGGAAGCGAGTGGCGCATCAACCCAGACAACAACCAAGCAAGAAAGAACTTTCTACACGCCCGAAACTTCTTCCTGCTTTCAGGTTTAGACAGAAACGCACGAGAGATCGGCAGCATTATTTCGCCCGCCATTATTGAGGAAGCAGGACGCTTTGAGCCGGGTGAGAAAGAGCAGTCTGTCTTGCCTGCTGAAACAGTCGGCATTCCCGGTGCCTTCTCTGCTTTTGCGGAAGGCATAGGCATCTACAAGGTTGAGGAAGCACCGACGGAACTTGTTGTTCAGCCTCGCATAGAGCGAGCAATCAAAGAGGAACTTGAATAATGCAACTTACTTTTGGCGCAATAAACCTGAAAGACATTTCTATTCTTGTTGGAATGCTTATGGCTTCCACAGGTTTCTACTTCTCTACCACCTACCGTTTAGCGGACTTGGAAGAAGCAGAGCATAATGTAGAGGTTGAACTTGCGGAGACGCAGGACGAGGTAAGCGAAATGAACTACCGTCTAATAAGGATTGAGGAAAATGTAGCCTCTATGAAAGAGATGCTTTACAGAATAGAGAATAGCCTTATTAGCGAATAGACAAAACTTTTATTTATTAGGAGACTTTCATAATGGCACAGACCACATCACAGAAACTTTTGAGAAGCGTTTCGTTTGATGTTTCTTCATCAACGGGCGTTCAAAGTGCTTTCCAAGTAGGCAAGGCGGGTTCCGTTGCGATCCCCCTTTATGGCTCAAAGGCGACCACGAAGATCATTCCGCTTTATGCGATTGCTCGTGTGTCCTCTATTGCTTCTTCGGCAAGCAAACTAACTATGGCTATTAGCAGCGATGCGAGCGGCGATGTTCTTATTTACCCAGACACACAGGACACTATTGCTCTTGGTAAGACCACAACTACAAAGGGTCTTGCTTCTTATGCTTTTGATCTTCCTTTCATTGACACAAGCGGAAGCGAAGTAACCTTTTATGTTTTTTGGAAAACAGACACAGGAACCCTAACAGTTGATTCCTTTGAACTCTTCTACTCGCAGGAGCAGGACTAATGCCAGCAACAAAAATCAGTTGCGGTAGGGTAATAGGTAGTGGTGTTTCGGCTGACAGTCCAGCAGGAGACGGCTCGCAGGACACCTCCGCTTGGGCTATTCTAACAACAAGCGACATCGCCAGCACCTCTGACCCTAACAACTTGGAAACAAGCAAATCTATGTCAGGCAACGAGTTTCAGTTTAGAGGCACAGCGCCAGTAGGTTCCAACCTTGACAACCCAAATGACGGCTGCCTCTACCGCTTTGCTCTCAAAGACCCAGCAACAGGAGCAACCCTTTCTGCTGGCTCTGGCGATGTCGTAGGTGTTGAGTTCTACTTCCAGTTTGGAACAAATGTTCCTAACGCTCAAAATGAAATGTTTTTTACCGGCGTTTATGACGGAGGCACGCAGGGTTCCTTTGCTGGCTTCAAGCGGGATTCTTCGCAAACCCGTTTGTCTTATGGCTCCTACACCAGCACATCCAAGCAAGCCTTCACACACAGTAGCAACTACGCTTACAGGACAAGCGTTCTTTTAGCAGACGACAGCGCTGATGCTTCTGCGGTTGCTGGCTTGCCTGCTATTGTTGTCTTTGACGACCCCGGCTCACCTGCTCGTGTTGGTAGTGCTGTGTCCGGTTCGCAGACAACCACTATTGCGGCAGGAGGAAACCTCGCTCTCGTCTTTGCTGGCGATGTTGATGTAACTGTTTATTACCGTTTGGTCTTCCCACCAAGCAGCCCATTCTAAAAGGAAAATAACTAATGCCCGACGAAAACAAAGAAGACATGGTTTCCATTCCAAAGTCTTTATTTACTGCGCTTATGGAAGCGCTTGTTGGTAGTGAAACTGTCCCAGCACAAATGGAAGAAAGCGCCGAAGCACAGAAGGCTTATGACGCCCTAATGGGTGAAAGAGCGGCAGCCAGAGAGGCTGACCTTGATGTGAGGTCTGGTGCAGCGGCTTTGGAATACGGTGATGTGGAAACTACTATTGACGATCTCCTTGGTGTGGAACAGACCCGAGCGCTAATGGAAGAGCAGGAGGAAAAATGAGAAATGCTATTGACAAAGGACTTTCTAAAATCGTCTCGCGCAAGTTGCTCGTTTGGATTACTGCTACTGCTTTGGCAGCAACCGGCTTCCTCACCAGCGGAGACTGGGTTATTCTTTCAGCCATTTACATTGGCTCCCAAGGAGTTATTGATTCCATCGTTAGGCTCAAAGGAGGAAAGTGATGTCCCTTTACAGAAACATAAACAAGCGGAAGAAAGCAGGAACAAGCAGATCCAAGTCCCGTTCTACCATAGACCCGAAGACCTACGACAAGATGAAAAAGAAGAAAGGTGGCTTCGCACCTAAACGGAAAAAGAAATAATGCCTATTCGCAAAACAAAGAAAGGCTACAAAATAGACAAGACCAAAGGTTATTCCAAAACAAAGAAGGAGGCAACCAAAAGGCTTCGCGCCATCAAGGCTTCCCAATCAAAGAAGAAAGGAGGAGGCTATGGCAAAGCCAAGAAAAGGTAAAGCAAAAGTCAAGGTCGTCAAAAACAAAAAGACCGGTAGAACTAAAAAGGTTTCCTACGGTCAGGCTGGCAAAGCAAAGGGCGGTGGTCGTCGTGTGAAGCCGGGAACAAAGAAGGGCGATTCTTATTGTGCTCGTTCTTATGGAATAAAGAAGCGCTTGTCAAAGAAAAAGCAGAACGACCCGAACACGCCCAACAACCTTTCTCGTAAGCGTTGGAGATGTAAAGGCAAAAAGTCTATGAAATAAAGTCTTTACAAACTTTCTATGACTATTTACTCCATAGCAAGTAGAATGCTATTAGGAGGTTTGTTATGAAGAAAAGAACTTATGGTTCAAAGACTATGCGACAGAAGAGAGCAACACACACGGACAGGTTGAATGCCTGCCAGACTTGGCACGAGGTAGAGAGCCTGCCGTTTTATGACGACTGGATCAAAACAGTTCCAATAAACTTGGACTGGATTCAAACCCAGCCTTACCTTTCGCAAGTGGAACCAGACAGCAGACTACGCTACGAAGAACTTTGTGATGAAATAGACGACTGCCTAAACGACCGTGAAAGATCTGTGTTTTATTCAATAGCAGAGGAACGCAAGTCGCTTCGTCTCCTCGCAAAAGAAATGGGCTGCTCCCACCAGACAGTCCAAAACATCTACAAGAAGGCAAAGAACAAACTACAAAAAAGGTTGGAAGACTGGCGTGCCTAAAAAAATAGACAGAACAGTAGCAGAAAGACAAAGGCGCTACAAGCAGCGCCACTATGTAAGAGAAACCCTTCGCCTAAAAACACACCGTCTATTTGAACAACTCTACAAAAAGGTTACACCCTACCATCTGTTTGACCGAATAGAGGAGGATTTGACAAACCTTTTTATTAGTGAAGGTTCTACGACTGAACTTGACGACGAGCCTGCCTCGCAAGAATAACAGGCTTTTAGTCGGGTCAATAACGGAAGGGTCAAAATGAAATCAACACAAGCAAAACGCGCCATCTCTTCTATTAGGAAGGGAGACATAACCAAGACGCTTGAAAACATTATTTCCGCTCTTATTGAGAAGTTTGACGAAGAAGACTGGAAGAGCGCGAAGGTGCAGGATCTTATTTCTTTGCTTGTTCTTTACCGAGGAACGCAGTTGGAAGACGCCAACGGTTCCTCTGCCCTTGACACTTGGCTTGTTTCAGTTTCTAAAAAAACTAATAAATGAATCCAGCCATAGACAAGGTGCTCTCCGATCCGGTGGAGTTTGTTTCTCGTCTTCGCATAAAAGACAAGAAGGGCAAATACAAAACTTTTGGGAATGTTCTAACGGACGAGCAGATCCAAATAATCCAAGCAATCACCGACCCAGAAATAGACCGCATCGCTATTGTAAAAGCGCGACAACTCGGCATTACGACCGCGTGTCGTGCTGCTTTATTTTGGGAAACCTACACGAGCAACCGTTCCATAAACTCGGCACTCTGCTCTAATAAACTCGGTTCCGCAACAGAACTTCTAAAAATAGACAAGCGTTTCCTAAATAACCTACCAAAGCCTCTTCGTAGAACCTGTGCCGAGCGTGTTGATCGCATGGTCTTTCCCAGCACGGACAGCACCATTCTCGCTGTGTCCGCACAAGGCGACGGACATAACCGAGGCTTCACCTTCAACCACGCACACGCCAGCGAGTTTGCTTTCTACGACCACCCAGAAGAGTTCTTGGCTTCGCTTATTGCTTCTACCAACGACGGCAAGATTATTTTGGAAAGCACAGCCAACCACTACGGAGACGCGCTACACAACATAGCAAGAACGAATCACTATGACGAAAGGTGGAAAGTTATTTTTCTTCCTTGGACTACCTTCCCACAATACTCGCTGAAACTACCAAAGGGCGGAATAGAGTGGGACGCGAAAGAACTAAAACTAATGGAAGACTTTTCGCTCACACCCGAGCAGGTCTATTGGCGTCGTAGAAAGATCGGTGAAATAAAAGACGAGCGTTTATTCCGCCGTGAGTTCCCTCTTACTATTGAAGAGGCTTACTCGTTGAGCGAAGAGAACTACTTTGCCGAAGAACATTTCCAGCATTTAGACATAGTAGAAATAGGGCACAGTCCTATTCAGGTCATAACCGAAAGAGAAACCAGCGATGTTTATGTTTGCGGTGTTGATCTTGCTGCTGGTGTAGGGGGCGACTATTCGGTTGCTACTGTTGTTTCTAAACTTACAAGTGCCCCAGTTGCTATTCTTTCGTCTAACAAAATGTCCATCCACGATTTCACAATAGCGACTATGAACCTTGCCAAAAGGTTTGATGCACAAATAGTTTTTGAAAACAACCACGGTGGCGGGCAGTTCCAAGAGATTCTAAACAATAACTCTTGGCGGAACTGGAAGTCATTTACGACAACAGCAAAGTCAAAGATGATGCTCTATGACTGCCTGCGAACCTACTTGGAAGAAAACCTTATTGCTTATTTAGACCAGCCTACTTATGCTGAAATGAGAAACCTTGTGAAGGATCCAAAGGGTCTTGCTCCAAAGCACCCACCGGGTTCCCACGACGACCGTGTTATTTCTTATGCCCTTGCTCTCTACCACCTACAAAGTGTTTCCACACCTCGCACAGACTACGACAAGTGGATCGCACAGGTCAAGCGAGAGCAAAGAACGGCAAACAAAATAAACCCACTTATGAGAAACCACCCTCTAAAAAGGAGACGCTAAATGGGACTCAACCAAAAAGAACTTTATTACCTAACTTCCCAGCATAGAGAATACTGGGACAGACAGAGAGAAAGAATGTCTGCCTACACGAGCGCCTACAAGTGCTCTATGTTTGGCAGCGAAAGAGACAATGCCTTCAACAGAAATAGTTTTATTTCCGTAGAGACAGCGGACGCTTATGCCTACATTGAGGGCTTTATTGCTTCGCTTTATTCCAAGGCACCAGCCCTAACCGTAGGTGCTGACGCACAGAACAAGGGCGACCCAGAGGTCGTTGAGGCTGTCGTCAATCGTTTCCTCTACGACAAGATTGACATTGTAGAACAGGGACTACGCTACGCACTTCTTTACCCTTATTCGTTTTTCAAAATGGGTGTGCTTGACCGAGACAAGGTTATTGATTCGGTTGCTATTCGCGCCGTTCATCCTTGGGATGTTGTCGTTGATTTTGAGGCAGAGGACTTTGCTGCTTCCCGTTTCATAGGACACCGCTACTTCCTGCCCTACAACGAGGCAAAAGAAAAGTTCCCAAGTGTCAAGTTCAACCCTGTCGCAAAGGAGGAATACTTACGCTATGTTGAGTCTGCCAAGGGTTCTGTCGGCTACGAGAACGCCGACTATGACGCTGCTGTTGCTGGTTTTGATGGAAGTAAGTTGTTGTCTTATGTTGAGATCTACGAATACTACGACCTCATGGAAGACGAACTTATTTTCTATTCCCCGTCAGCAGAGCGTCAAAACAAGATCATAGACACAGTAAGCCCTATTCCTTTCCGCAAGCAGGACGGTTCGCCCTGTCCTCCCCTTGCTCCTATTTACCTTTCCTATTCCCCAGAGGCACCGCTCAAAGGCTTCTCCTCTATGGCAAGGATCTACGACCAACTCTACGAAATCAACAACCTACGAACCGTTTGGGCTAATGGTCTTCGCAGAGACGCACGCATTTATGTCGCACAGAAGGGAGCGCTTGACGAAGAGGGCAAGGCTATTCTTGCCCAGAACATAGACCAGTCGGTCGTTGAGTTGGATGTGCCACCTGACAGCGATGCTCGCAATGTTATTGTCCCGCTCGCCACAGCCACCTACTCGCCTGACTATTCTATTTACAAGGCCGAGATCCGTGCTGACCTTGACCGTGGTTCAGTTATGGCTCCTTTCACCAGAGGCGTAGCGACACAGGCAAGCGCCACAGAGATCGCTGCTCTAACTTCTTATGCGAATAGTGAAATAGGAAGGCTTGCTCGCTTCTTCCACAGGGCTATTGAAATGTGTGGAGAGATCTACCAGTCTCTTATTTTCCACCTTCTTATGACTGGCGAGGAAGCAGACGAGACAAGAGAGGTTGTTCTTATTGACTACAAGCCCCGTGTTATTTCACCAGAGGCTTTCTCCGGTAAGTTCCGCTACTCTTTTGCCGACCAGTCCTCTTCGCCTATTACAACAGCGGTGAAGAAGGCAACCATTATGCAACTTATTCCTACGCTTGGGGAACTGGGAGCACCACCAGAGGAACTACTTTCTTACATTATTAGCACCTTTGATTTGCCCGAATCCTTTATGAAGACGCAGGCAGCCGAAGCACCCGGAGGCGTAGCGCCCGGTCTAAACGAGGACGAAGCCCCAGCCGAAATGGGTGAGGCAGGACTGCCTGTCGGTGGTGGTAGAGCCGCTGCTGCTATTAGAAGCGAAGGGCAGGAGCAGATCGCAACGCAGATGGAGGAAGCCTAATGCCTATGTATGAGTGGGTGGGTGTAGAGACAGGTCGCTCGTTTGAAATGATCTGTTCCTACAAAGACCGACCGGAAAAGATGTTTGACCCAGAAACAGGCGAGGAGTTTAGACTAAAACTTTCTGCTCCCAACTTTTCCAAATCAAACCTGAACTCTTGGGCTGACGGTCTTTCGCATAAAACTTACTATGATCCAAAGTTGGGTCAAACTATTTTTGGTGAGGCTCATAAGGAACAGGTTCTAAAAGCAAGAGGTCTTGTTAGAGAATCGGATCTTCCAAAAGGTTTTATTGAAGAGAGAATGGAAAACACCATTCGCGCACAGGAAGAGGCAGACAAGCAGAGTGATCAGTTTGTAGAAAGACTAAAACATTATGGCTTGGACAAGCAAGGTGAAGACACCGGTGCTCGCATCAAAGCCACAGAGGCTTTCTGGGCGGAACAGGTTCCGCTTGGAGACCTATGTAATAACCCCGAAAACTATGGCGTTGAGCCGAAGGAGAACTAAAATGGCAGACATGTTAGAAAGCACACCAGAGGGTCGTGCTATGGGAGCAGCCAAGCAGGCTATTCCCCTTATTGAGGAAGGACAGGCATTTATGGACGAGAGCCTTGGGGCGGTTACACCAACCGGCACCTACTCTGCTCCTCGTCTTGCGTCCGTAGCAAAACTAATCAATAAGTTTGCTGGGATCGTAGAGGCACCTATTTCAGTCCCAACCGAGTTTGAGGCTGTAAAGAACGCGCCTATGCCTATGGATCTTGTAAAGGGTCTTATGGGAATCAAGTCAGCAGTAGAGGCTTTTGCTGCCGCTATGCCCGAAGAGGTTGGCGACTTGGAGATCCCAGAGATCAGCGAGTTGGTAAGTGATGCTGATGTTGCGCTCGCCGTAGCACAGATCGGCAAGGTTATTGACTCAAAGGAGTTTCAGCGTTTTCTACGAACCGAAGAGCCAACTGTGGCTGTCGGCGTAGAGGTAGAGGTTGAGCCAACACCCGAGCCCGAGGAAGAGCCAGAGGCAGCCGAGGATGTTGATGAAGAACTTGCGATCATGGAATCGCTTTAACAAATAGGAGAAATAAACCATGAACGACACGAAGCACTCTAACGCGCCCGTAGAGGCGTCCAAAGAACAAGCCGAGGTCAAGGCACCAGAGAATAAGTCAAACGCCCCACAGGGGCAAGAGAGCGTTGCACAGCAGGCGTTCTCCCTTGACGCTCTGCTTGACAAGCACCTACCCGGCGAAGAGTTCAAGCAGGACAAGCACAAGGGCGTTGATTACAATAAGGTTTTAGAGGAACTTCCCAGCGATGCGAAGAAGTTGATCCAAAACCTACGAGAAGACTACCGTAAAAAGACAACGGATTTGAGCCGTAAGAAGAAGGACTTGGAAGCCCGAGAGCAGAGCCTTCTTTCCAGCCACACTGAAAGCCAACTGCGTAAGGCTATGGAACTGCCCGAGGACTTGGATCTTTATGACCCAGAGGGTTTGAAGACCTTCATTCAAGCCAAGGCAGCCGAGGAACTAAATAAACTTTTAGAGCCAGCCAGAAAGGATCTCACACAGTCAAAGAGGATTGAAGAGGTCAAGCGCTTTGAGCGAGAGCACCCAGACATCAAGGACTATGCCGACGACATAAAGACCCTCATCAAAGACCGTGGGTTGAAGATTGAAGAGGCTTACTACCTTGTGAAGGGTCGCCAGACAAAGGGTTTGCTGGAAAAGAAGGAAGAGGAACTACGAGCCTACAAGCAGGCAGCCAGAGACAACGGCTACAAGGTTTCAGTTGGAAAGCCAACTTCACAGAGTAAGCCAAAGTTCAAAAGCGCGTGGGATGTTTATCGCCACCTGAAAGAGCGAGGCTGACTTTACAAAGGTTTTGTTTAGTGATGGGTCGCCCCATCGTCTTCTTTACTTTCATTCATAGACATAATCTCCACAAAAGCCCTCCTTGCGTGAATCAAGGAGGGCTTTTTTTATGAGGCGAATAAGGCGTCTAATCGCCTCACTCTACGACATGGAGAATCTTTTTTGCTGCTTTGTAGGCGGCGTGTGCTTCCTCTTGGGTGTCAAAGTGCCCGAGGTAGGTTGTCTTGCCGTTCTTTGTTATGCGAGCCATCCAAGAGTTCCTGCTCTTTACGAAGGTTGTTCCTGTGGCTTTTGTGTTCCAAGCGTTCTCTTGGCGAGTAACCCAGCGTAGGTTCTCAACACGGTTGTCTTTCCTGTCGTGGTTTATGTGGTCTAACATTTTTTTATTCTTCGTGTTTGGAATAAATGTCTTCGCAATAAGGCGATGAACATAGCAAACTTTCTGCTTGCCCCCCACAGACAAGGTTACGATTGAATAACCTTCTGTGTGCTTTTGGGGTTTTAGCATTTTCATTTCACCACCTCTTCGGTAGTTGTAAGAATAAATGTTTCCTTTCCTGTCTGCCCCGTAGTTTGGGAAACCGGGGATGTCTGTGATCTCTTTGCTTTCATTATTCATTTTTATTTCTCCTAATCTAATAATGTGAAGACATCGCTGTCTGTTGTGAATGTTGTTGTGCTGGTTGGTTCAGTTGGAGGCGTGGAAAGATCAACCTCGTTTCCGTCCTCATCAACCCAAACAACCTCTTCTTCTTCATAGAAAATGTTTCCATCTTCGTCATCGTCGTTTCCGTTGTAGGTTCCACACCAAGAGTTCAGCGGTTCAAAGAAAGCGTGGCTGACTTTGTAGCCCTGCTTTATGAGGAACTGACTTGTAGTAAGTGGAGGACAGTTGCGAGACTCAAAATAAAACTCAATAAAATCTTCGCTATTGCTACGAACTTCAAAGTTCTTTCCTTCATAATCATAAATGCTTGGCTTTTCCAAGCCGTTAGGAATGTTGATCCTAACTGTGTTCTTTACCCAGTTTGCCATTTTAGTTCTCCTTTACTTGTGCGTTGAAACGCTTGACTAACTTTCTGTAACGGTAGTTTAGAGACTGCTCTGTCTTTACGCCGCAAATAGCAAGGGCAACTTCCTT